TTACTGGTTTCGGAACTGATTCAGCCGGTCCGCAAGTTTCTGATCCTTATCAGGATAAAGATGTGAGTACGTGTCAAGAGTAGTCTTTACGGATTCATGACCAAGCCGGTCTGCAATTTCCAGAGCAGAGAACCCAAGCTCTATGAGCATACTTGCGTGGGAATGCCGAAGATCATGCACTCTGATCGGCTTCAGACCTACCCTTTCAGACACTCTTTTCATTTCTTTTTCCAGAGCAGTCTTCTGGAAGTAGAATATCCGATCACCCTTTTCAATCCCATACAGCTTTGAAATGTATTCCTGGATATCGTCATACAGGAAATCTGGAATGGAGATACACCTTTTGGATTTTGGTGTCTTCGGTTCCAGAAATATCTCTTTCCCCTTTACCTTTGCATAGTTTTTGTTTATGTCTATCCTCTTGGATGGAAGAATATCCGCTGGTGTCAGTGCGAGCAGCTCTCCGGAACGCATACCGGTATAGAACAGGATATCAAAAGCCAGCTTCATGGATGATTTGCTGATAGCCTTGGAAAATTTCTCGTACTCAGCCTGTGTCCAGATATTCATTTCGTCAGCATTGCTTTTTCCCATACTGCCAGCGGCCTTGCAGGGATTGAGGGCGAGGTGGTAGTGCGAGACAGCATAATTCATAATAGCGGACATCTGATTGTTTACAGTTTTCAGATATGTTTGGGAGAAAGGCTTATCGTCTCTGTCCCGGAATGAGATAAGCTCATTCTGCCATTTGCGTATCTTGATCGTATCAATGTCGCACACTTTCTGTCTTCCGAAGTAAGGGAGTAGCTTTGTATCTATGATAAACCGCTTATTCTCCATTGTGGTAGGTTTGAGGCGGTGTTCCATATCCTCGAGATAATTGGTAACAAGCGAGGAGAACAGTATGTCGCTAGTAGCATTCTGCTGATCCATGAAAGTACGTTCATATTCTTTTGCTTCACGCTGCGTAGAGAAGCCCCTTTTGCAGATATGCTTCTTCTCTCCAGTCCAATCGGTATAGTAGAAGTTGGCATACCACATCGTTTTTCCATTTTTCAGAGTATATTTATATGCTGGCATGCCGCACCCCTTTCCATTCTTTGCAGATTATTTATCCTCCGAAGTGAAATTCTTTCTTATACTTCGGTTTTTCGTATTCTATGCCTTTGTAATGATAGTATGACCGTTCCATAGCCTCTAGAGTGAGCAGATCAATCTCCCTGGCAGAGAGGATTCCGTCATTCTTCCTGTGTGTCCGGATCCGGTAGAATTCGGACCGGGATTCCTCGTCGAGCTTGGCCAGCCTTTCTTCAATCTCTTTTTCAAACTCCGGATCGTAGATATTATCATCCGCCTCAGCCTGACGTTTGAGTTTGGCACGAACCTGTGCTTCCAGTTCCATAAGGGATTCAGCCCCTTTTTTCTGTTGTGACTTTCTGTACTCTTTTTCCAGATCGCTTATCTTTTGTGAGGTTTCGTCTGCGTTATACATAAATAGATTCCTCCTCATTTCCTTTTTTATTAACAACGACAGATGTGCCATTTACTGATACACCTATCATATCTCTGCTTAGAGTAATCATTTCATATGAGATTCCGATAATGGCATTTCCACCTTTTGAAACGGATTCTTTTATCATGCTATCAAGTGCATTCTTTTTGGCCTGCTTAATTTTATCTGAATAAGCTTCTGATTCTACACCAAATAAATCTGAAATATTGGATTCCATTGTTGAAAACCATCCTGTTCCAATGACAGATTCACCAGATACAAGACCTACATACTTTTTAATAGAACAGGTTTCAAAAGAATACCCGGTGGATAACAAATGTTCTTTATACCGCAACACTTCTTTTTGCTGTAATTGCTCTTGTTTTCTTAATTGTTCTTGCTTTGCAATAGACTGCATCTCGACTCTCTTGCGTTTTTCTTCTTGCTGTGCACGCTCGTAAGCTTCGACCGTATCACTAGTTGGAACACCGCATTGAAAGCATATACCGCTCGTAAGCATTTCAGAAGTTATTTCGTGGCCACACTTTATACAATTCATACAATCTCCCTTTTCAATCTGACGACCAATCAGAAAATACTATCTTTTATGGTGACCTCGGTACCACGCGAGGTCTATTATTTTCCAACAACTTTTCTTTGATCATCCGCTGCAACAGATGATTCGTTTTCGGATTCGTATTTTTTGAGAATGTCAATCATTTGTCCGACAGCCCATCGTTTGTCTATTTTTCGCAACTGACTATAATATGAAAGAACATCTTTGTCTTCACCAGAAGGAAGGTTAAACTGATCGGTCCGTCCTAAAAGATAATCAACAGATGTATTTAGACAGTCAGCAACCAATATGAGCTGTCTTACGCTTGGAACTTCGTTTACACACCAATATTCCAGAACTTCTTTTTCTAACCCAGTAGCCATAACAATATCATCCATTGTTATATGGCGAATTTCCATTAAATCAAGCAAAGCAGAGTGGCAACTTCCGTCACTAAGGATTGTTTTGTTAAAATCTTCGGATTGGTACTCGGCAACATTTGATATACCAATAAGAAAGTCCAAAGGAACGTTAAAATAGTTACAGATTTTAAGTTTCATTTGGTCATTGGGGCAGCTTTTTCCACTCTCATAAAGAGACACAGTTGATTTTACAATACCAAATATATTGCCAAACTCTTCTTGAGTAAGACCAGCAGAAGTACGCAGCATTTTGATTCTGTCGGATATGTTTGCCATGCAGACCGCCTCCTTTTGTTTAATATTTTCAAACATATTATAAGTGACACCTCCTTGAAATTAAACTGTTTTCAACAAAGTTGATAAAAATTCAACTAAGATATTGACATAAATGAGAAGTTGAAGTATTATAAACACAAGTTGAAGAAACCAAAACATGAAAGGAGAAAAGTGATGAATCTTGAACTACTAAAATCCGAGAGGAAAGCTAAGGGCTACACTCAAAAATATATGGCCGAACAGCTGGGGTTCAAAGACAGGAGCAGTTATTGCCTTATTGAGAATGGAAAATGCTCCGTAGATATAGAGTTAGCCAATCGTATCGCCTCTGTACTGGACTTATCGGAACGAAGAACATTTGAAATTTTTTTTGCTTCAAAAGTTCAAGTATCTTCAACTTAGTTAAAGTTTAGTCGAAATGGAGGAAAAAATAAATGGGAACAAACCCTACGAAAGCCGCTGACAATATCTACTGTAAATGCAGAAAAGAGGCTGCAAAATACAATGACAAGTTGAATAGCCGTGAAGGAGCGGCTGAACTTCTTGGAATTTCTGCTAGTACACTTGCTGATTATGAATTAGGTATTACAAAGATTATCCCAGCTGATGCGATTTTGAGAATGGCTGATCTTTATAATGCACCGGAACTCAGAAATCACTATTGCAAGTATAGCTGTCCTTTGGGACAGGATGTACCGCTGGTTGATACAGAAAGCTTAGACAGAATTGCTGTAAGAGCCCTTGCTTCACTCAAAAAGGTACAGGAATCAAAAGAAAATCTTTTAGATGTCGTAGCCGACGGAGTGATATCTGAGGATGAAAAACCAATTTTGCAGGACATACTTAGCAACTTGGATGAGCTGACAGCTGTATCACAAAATCTAAAAGTTTGGGTTCAAAAGAACCTGGAATAGGAGGTTTTATGGGAGCAGTAAGAACCGCACCGAGACCATTTCTGACCGTAAGGATTCTGATTTCTACGAGGTAAGCGGAAGCGAGTCCGTAACAGTGACTGGAGCTGTACTGACAGGAGATATCAATCTCATTTCGCTTGACACAGATGGAGATGTAGTAAAGGACAGCATCAGCTTTGGTGCCAAGAATATGTCCTAAGCAGGACAGTCATGAACAGCAGAGGCATACGCAGAACTTCGGTTTTGTGTGTGCCTTTTTTACGTTCAAAATCATGCAGACAGATTAACTACTGTCTAGGGAACTTAAAGTGTGCTACAGGTCAAAATAGAGGCCTGAGAATAGAAAATAGGAGGTCATTATGGCTAATAAAGATTTGAGATACTTCATGCGTGAGGAAGCAAAGGTGGAACAGATTGTTACGGTTCCAGGTCCTGAGTCCATCAAGGACGAGAATGGCAATGTGATTCAGCTGGAAATTAAGCAGTTGCACAACGACACTATTGCGAAAATCAATGAGATGTATGAATCCAAGACACCTCTCAAGGATAAGAAGGGTAATTTCATTGTTCAGAATGGCAATGTTGTATATAAGGTCGAGAGAGACAGAAACAAGGCAGCCCGCCACCTCATGGTAGAGGCTCTCGTTTATCCTGATCTGAAGGACAAGAAGCTCATGGAATACTTCGGATGCGTGGACATTACCGAAATGCCGCTTAAAGTATTCCCTACCAATAAGGAATACGGACACGTAAGCAAGCAGGTGTTAAAAGTTCTTGGCCTGACGGAGGAGGACGATGAGGCTAAGGAGACCGAAGACGCAAAAAACTGATTGAAAGCAAGGGCACTTTGGAGTATTGGGCACACGTCCTCTGGCAGAGGCATGGCCTCAGACCAGAGGAATTTGAGAGAATGCCCAAGCGAAAAAGAGGTTTCTTTATAGCTTCCGAGCTTGTAGAAACTAAAGACCCTTGCAGACGAGGAGTATATTTGCTGTCCGGTCGGAAGGGAGGCGATAGGTAGTGGCTGGATTATCGGTAATATTTAAAGCCATCGATGAAATAAGCGATAAGTTGGATGCTATGTCCAGTGCCGGTAATAAAACACTTGACGCTTTCGACAAATTATCGGATACAGCGGATAAGGCATTTGCAAATACCACAGAAGAAACACAGAAAGCCACAGAAGCAATGGAAAAGGCGGCGCAGGCAACCGATTACTGGACGGATGCAGTTGGCAATTATGATAAGGGCTGTCTGGAAGCGGTTTATTCAACAGAAGAACTTGTAAATATGGGCTTTAAGACAGAGGATGCACTGAAAGCAGAAGCGGATGCGGCGGAGGAAGCGCAGAATAAGACAGAACAGCTCGGAGAGGAAATGGATAAAACGAGCAAGAAATCAGAGGATTTCGGGGACAAGTCAAAAAATGCGGTGGTAGGACTGGATGATATTCTTGCTACAGTCGGAATTGTGGCGGTACTGAATAAAATAGCGGATGCATTTTCAGATGCCTCTGATAAAGCTACAGAGTTCGAGACGAATGTTGCCATGGTATCTACGGTAGCCGACACCACCGTGCTGTCCGCAGATCAACTTTCTACACAGATATCTGGATTATCAAAGGACACTGCAAAGAACGTAAATGAGCTTGCAGATGCCACTTACAATGCAATATCAGCCGGTGTCGCCACGGAGGGAGCGGTAGAAACTGTAGGAGAAGCGTCAAAGCTTGCCACAGCGGGCTTTACATCGTCTGCATCTGCCCTGTCTGTATTAACGACAGCCCTCAATGCGTATCAGCTGGAAGCTTCCGAGGTAACGAATATCTCGGATAGCTTGATTACATCCCAGAACTTGGGTGTTATGACAATCGACCAGTTGTCAAGCAGCATGGGTAAAGCTATCAGTACGGCATCCGCTTATTCGATTGATCTTTACAATCTGGAATCAGGATACATCAGTCTGACCAAGGCGGGTGTAAGCGTTGAAGAATCCACGACCTATATCTCCAGTATGTTCAATGAGCTGGGTGATTCCGGCTCGGAGGTTGCCGGAGTAATCATGGAGGAAACAGGACAGTCCTTCGGACAGTTGATGAAGTCAGGATATTCATTGGCAGACGTTCTGGAAATTCTCTATAACAGCGTGGATCAGGACAGTGAAGCATTGATGAACCTGTGGGGCAGTGCAGAAGCCGGAAAGGCTGCCAACGCTGTTATCAATCAGGGACTTGATACATTCAATAACAATCTGGATAAGCTGAGAAATTCAGCAGGAACAACGGAGAGAGCTTATTCTGCTATGACGAATACTACGCAGTATGCGACAGAACGTATGCAGAATAGCTTCAATAACCTCGCAATCGCCATTGGAGACGACATAAACCCTACGGTGGCACAGTTTAAGAATGGTATAGCAGATATTACAGATGGATTTACAGAACTTATCACGAAACATCCAGCAATTTCTGCACTGCTTACTGGTGCGGCTGTTGGGATTGGTGGTGTCACTCTTGCACTTACTGCGTACACCGCTGTTACAAAGGTAGCGACTGTAGTTACAGCGGCAATGGGGACTACTATGTCGGTAGCCCTTGGACCGCTTGCGTTGGTTGCAACAGCAATCGGAGGAGTTACAGCGGCAGTTATTTATCTTAATAATACAGAAGATGAGATGGCAAAGGCGCAGGAGAATCTTACTCTATCGTCAAAGGAGACACAAAAGGAACTCGATAAATTACAAGATCAATATGCAGAACTTGAAGAAGCTGGACAGGCAGATACAGTTGCGGCATACGAATTAAAAAACCAAATCGACGAGTTGAGTGCTTCGTTTGAGGAAAATAAAGAGACTATAGCAGATCTTGTTGCACAGACCGAGGAATTACGAACGGCATTGGATGAAATTGATAGCAAATACGAAGAAACAATGAGTGGAATTGATGATAGCGAATCTTCTTCAAAATCATTAATCGCTCAACTTGTAGCTATGCAGGAAAATACAAATCTATCTGGTGGGCAGTTGGAAATTATGCAAGGCATAGTCGATAGACTGAACAATTCCTATGAGGGATTAAACCTCACGCTTGACTCTACAAACGGAAAACTGAACATGTCGGTGGAAGATTTATGGCAGGCGGTTACAGATTCCGCAAATCAGGAGAAAGCACAGGCAAACATGGATAAGCTTATGGATTATATAGGACAGTACCAAAATGCACAGTCCACATTTGATGAAGCTAATAAGTCCATGAATGCAGCATATGAAGAATATCAGAAAGCTCTTGATGAAGATTGGTCGGAAGAACATCCATTCTTAGCATGGTCTGGTTTAGCTGATGGAGCTGAAATGAACTGGTCAGGATCGGTAAAAGATGCCTATAACGAGTATAGTGTGCTTAAAGATGCGACTGCAGATGCAGAAGAGGAATTTAATCGTGTCACAGATGCCATTCGTGAATGCTATGAAGAAATGGGGTACTCTGAGGAAGAAATCGACAGCATGATGTCAGAATTTGCTCTTGCGTCTGCATCAGCAACAGAGGCTTCCGAGATATATGAGCAGCAGAGAGAGGTACTGGAGAGTACATCTGACGGATACAACGAGGCAAGCAGTGTCATTCAAGGCTATTCGGCACAGCTTGAAGAATTGTGCACAGCCTATGATGATGCTTACGATTCAGCTCTGCAGAGTGTTCAAGGTCAGTATGATTTATGGACAGAGGTTGAGGACGTAACAGCAATGACATCCCAGAGCATCAAGGATGCGTTGCAGTCACAGATAGATTACTGGAACTCATACAACGAGAACATGAATTCTCTTACAGCCAGAGCAGACGAAATCGAAGGATTGTCTGATATGCTGAAAGATTTGTCAGATGGCAGTGAGGAGTCAGCTGCAATGCTGGCCGGCATGGAAAGCATGAATGATGCAGATCTGTCAGCAGTAGTGAAGCAATACAATGACCTGCAGACAGCTCAAGGCGATACAGCAACCAGTGTGGCAGAGTTGGAGACGGATTTTTCTAATTCCCTTACCAAGATACAGACGGATATGGAAACAGCTGTTGATAATCTAAACCTGAGTGATGAAGCGAAGGCAAATGCGAAATCCACTATGGATGCCTATGTGAAGGAAATTCAAGACGGAGTATCGAAAGCCCAGAGTGCAATCAATTCCCTAAGCTTTGCAAACACCACTCTAAAGGGCGGTGGATATCATGCATACGCAGAAGGTACCGTAGATGCGGAACCGGGACTTGCACTGGTCGGCGAGGAAGGTCCGGAGCTTGTCAATTTTGGTGAAGAACACCAAGAAGCCGGTGCGGCTTACTCTTACCGGAGGCATGGGAATATCCATGTATGCCACCATTGAGAAATTCAAAACCTCAGAGGTTGGCGGCGATCCTGGAACGGTGCAGTTTGACATTACCTTCAAGGAGTACAGAGAAATCACCATGCGTCAGATCAAGGTGAATGTTACCACACAGAAAGCTACTGTTTCACAATCCTCTCCAAGGGTGGATAACACTCCGGCGGCACAGACATACACAGTGAAAAAGGGCGACTGTCTTTGGAACATCGCAAAGAAGTTCTACGGATCAGGAGCTAAATATACCGTTATTTACAATGCGAATAAAGGTGTTATTGGCAGCAACCCAAATCTGATTTATCCCGGACAGGTTTATACCATACCGGCAGCATAGGAGGTAGCCATGGCAATACAATTTGTAATTATCCATAACGGAACGGGCTATGATGTGTCAAATATGTTCGAGGAGATCACTTGGAGCGGCAGGAAAGGAGCTGCTCCAAGGTCTGTCAGTATCACTCTGATGGATGATGATGGATACAATCATTCAAGGGTTACGGTAGATTGTGCCAATGGAGACCAATGTGTTTTTTACGAGGGCGGCAAAGAGCTGTTCCGGGGCATAATCACAAGCCATAAGCAGAGTAATTCTAAAAAGCTGGTGGTAAAAGCCTATGACAATGCTTATTATCTGGCGAACAACAAGGATTCATTCTGCTATACCAACAAGACGGCCACAGATATATTCAATGATTGTATGTCAAGGCTGGGAATGACAGGAAATGCGGTTGATACAAGCTATGTAATACCGGAACTTCCAAAAGCAAAGACAACTTATTATGATGTGATGCTCGATGCGTTAAGCACAACGTATAAAGCCACAGGTGATTTAGGTGTTTGAAGAATTTACGGAAGATTACTTTATGGATCAGGCGAGAGCTCTTGGTGAAGAATACGGGGTGGATACCAGACAGGGAAGCTTATTCATGGATGCTGCCACAGGTCACTGCATCCGTATTGCAAAATTCATGAATGATCTCAGTACAGCCTTTGAAATGCTGGCAGTTGATACCTGCATCGGAGATGTTTTGACGGAAAAGGCGGCTCAGGATGGCATTTACAGACAAAGTGCCACTCCATCCTACTATGAAGTTTCATTTACTGGCACAACTCCGGAACTTACCATTTCGGTACAGATAAAAGAGGAGAATCAGGTATATATATCAGACCTTGAGGCTCTGATAGAGAAAATGAAGCCAGCACATATCCTGGCAGAAGTCCTACTCATAAGCACCACAAAGATAAAGTTCCATACCAATATCACACATTATGTATTTCCGTATGAATTGTGTGGAACAAAGCCGGACATAGCAACCGTAGGTGCATACATTCCATCTGGCATGAATGTTGGTACCATCAGCAATGATGTGGTATATCCGCATATGCCGAGTGATGAAAACATGCTTGCTGGAACGTATCCCGCAGATACCACAAAGGGCATGGTTCTTGAAAATGGTGTAAATATACGTACCAGTTCATCTGATACGGTCTACGGTCATTTACCGAGCTCAGCGGAGCAGGAAGCAGGCACCTATCCAGAGAACACCACAGTAGGTATTTCCTACGAGGACAAGGTTGCTATCAGTACAAATGAAAGTTCTGCGTTAATAGCATACGAACAATGCGGAACAAATCCTGATATTGCTACATTAGGTCAGCAGAGCAAAAACGGAGTTACCTTTGAGACTTCTGAAAGCTCTGCTGTTTTATCATATGTAGAATGCGGTACAAATCTATGTGGAGAGGAGGGATTGTAGTGGCTTGGCAGAAAACCTTTTTGGATAAAAACCGCAGATGGTGGCTTCGCAAGATTGCCAGAGCGCAGTATTATGCTTCGGCAACAGGGAAGTGGTACGAAGGACGATTCACCGAAAAGAGTATGTCCGGAAATACCATGACATTCAAAATCGAGACAACCGATGAAGTATCAATGACGATTACCAAAGTACGACTGCTTGATGCAGACGGAGACGTTGCGTATGAAGGTAACCGGTCTATTGTCAAGAGCTCAACAGAAGGCGCGTTGATTCAGATTGATGTGCCTATGGTAGAAGAATAGAAGGAGGAAAGACATGTTTGACAGAATGCTTTGGCAGGACAATGTAAGAGATCCTGCAAGAACGTACAAAGCTACTCAGAATGCGGACGGAACTACGACAATGGAGCCGGCCGGAAAACTCATGCAGAAGGGCACCAATCAGAGTGCAGAGAACTTCAACCGCATGGAGGACGCTATCCAGGATTCACAGATTGCACAGCAGATTATCTTTCAGCATCAGCTTCAGTTTGAAGCCGATCACGAAGAAAGAGTAAGCGGTCTTGAGACGGAGAATATTGTGGAAACGGGTACTGTTACACTTACCAACACGTTGAAGTATCCGTTCAATAACAGCGACAAGACCATAAATCTTACCAAGACAAGGAAGACAACAAATTACCTTGTTGAGGCAAGAGTGACGGGCTTTTCCGGCGGACTTCCGGGGGAATTATCGGTATCAGATAAGGCTCTCAATGGATTCAAACTTGGATTTGACGGAAGCGCCACATCGGTAACAGTTAAATACATTGTAAAAGGAGGAATTCTTTCATGAAAATTGTAGAGAAAAACGCAGGCACCAAGATTGATTACGAAGTGAGCGGTACCAAGATTACGTTCGCTGACGAGCTTATGCTGAATCTGGCCAAGCTCCAGAAGGACGAGCCGGAGCATAAGGATATCTGTTTTGATGATGATGGAGATCTTGTAATCGGCACAGCATCCGGAAAGTGGTATGTGGCAGAAGTTGATATTCCGGCCAAGGAATATGAGGAACATGAGACAGAGGGCGAAGATGGAGAGAAAGGCATCCAGATGGTTGCAAAGCCTCTTAACATGGATGATGTCACACTTACACTTTGGAGCATTAATGAGAGAGAAAGAGTAGAGGAGGTATAAGTAATATGGCAAATTTTGATTTAGCAGCAATGGCACTTAAAGCGGTATGCCCTACAAATGATATTCTTTATGATGATAAGGGGCTTCCTTCCGTCATGGTTAAAATCCCGAAATTCAAAATCTCACAGGTTATTCCTGGCGGAGCAGATTCCGTACATCCTGCCTTTATCGTCAACGGGCAGGAAGTTGATGCAATCTACATTTCCAAGTACCAGAATATTGTGAACAACAACAGAGCGTACAGCCTTCCTTGTGAAGATCCTAAGACTTCTGTTAATCTGGATCAGGCAATCAGCTACTGTACACAGAAGGGCGACGGATGGCACCTTATGACAAGGGCTGAATGGGCGGCAATCGCTTTGTGGTGCAAGGCAAATGGCTGTCTGCCTAAAGGTAATAACAACTATGGCAAAGATGCTTCTGAGGGTGGCTATAAAGCAATTCCTGCTCCAGGAGTAAATGATTCCGGAAGAACAGCCAGAGTATTGACCGGAACTGGCCCTGTATCATGGAGCCATGACGGCACTCTGGAGGGTATCTGGGATTTGAATGGAAACATCTGGGAGTGGAATGGCGGTTCCAGAACTGTAAAAGGAGAACTGCAGGTGCTTGTTAATAACAATGCTGCGGATCTCGACCATTCACAGGCAGCATCCAGTGCACAGTGGAAAGCCATTGATGCGACAACCGGAGCGTACATTACCCCGAACGGATCTGGAACTACAGCGAACTCTATTAAGCTTGACTGGGTATCTGGCAAGATTACCTATTCTGCAACAATCACCACTCAGGCTGACGCTTCTCGTGATTGTGCTTTCGCAAGCGTTACCTGTGCGTCTTCTGTATCAGCGGCAGCTCAGGCAGTGTTAAAGGCATTGGCCTTTCTGCCTGCAAGTGCGACTGCATCTGAATACGAAGACGACCATATGTGGATGAACAATGGAGCCGACGAGAGGGCGTTCTCCTCTGGTGGCTATTGGGGCAGCGGTGCTAATGCGGGTCTGTTCGCCTTGTACGGCAGCTATCCCCGCTCGAGCTCGGGCTGGATCCTCGGCTTCCGCTCCGCTTATGTAGCCCTGCCTACTGAGTAATGTGTTCTGTCTACCCCCACGATAGTGGGGGTATATTTTTTGGAGGTTACGATAACGGAATACGTGATAATGTAACAAAATGGCATAAATTCTAACAAGGATGCTAAAATAAAGCTTGTGTTTTTAACGGGAGGATGAAAATAGAATGGAAGAAATGAAGATACAGCAGAAGGTCTTTGAGATGATGGAATATGCTTACGTGTGTTTGCAACAATTTCCAAAGTCTGAGAAGTTTGCCTTAGTTGTGGATATAAAGCGGTGTATGAACCTTATCCTCGAAAGAGTAGTCGAGGGGTCTAAGAAATATTATAAAAAGACAACTTTGCAGGAGCTTGATGTTGAAGTGACAAAGTTAAAGGCATATATCCGTCTTTCTTACAAGCTTGGATTCCTCCCGATCAAAAAATACGAAATCTGGGCTGAGAAAGTCGTTGAAATTGGTAAAATGGTAGGCGGCTGGATCAAGAATGTCCAGAGATAGGGATTGCGGTGTAGCGTTCTACTCTGGTGGCAATTGGAACAACGGTGCTAATGCGGGTCTGTTCGCCTTGAACGGCAACAATCCCCGCTCGAACTCGAACTGGAACCTCGGCTTCCGCTCCGCTCTACCAAATAGTCAGATGCTGACAGCTCAAGGGCTGTCTCCCAGTACATGGTAGGTAAAGGACTGCTTTTCCTTGCCATAGGCAAAAAATTAAAACTGTGCACACACCGATAGTAGGCATATCCGAATTCCGTGTGTGCCAAACTGGAGAAACAATGTCGATAAAGAATGTTTATTATGAAATAACATCATTTGAAAATCTGCTCAGAGCAGATAAGAACTGTGCGTCGCAGCACACTGACAAATGGGAGATTATAGAGTTCAGAAGGAACCTTGAGGAAAATCTTCTGAACTTGAGAGACGGGCTCAGGAGACTGGACATTCCACCAGTGCGGTATCGCAGCTTCCTTGTATTTGATCCAAAAGTAAGAAAGGTTATTTACACTGATTACACCACGAAAGTGATTCAGAGGGCAATATATGACGTTCTATATGAGCCAATTCAGAGAGGATTCATAACTGACACATACGCATGTGTTACGGACAGAGGACAGCACGAAGCGGTTAGGAGACTTGCTTCGTGGTTTCGTGAGTTTAATGGTAGAGGACAGTATGCGTATTATTACAAGTTTGATGTTAGAAAATTCTTTTACCGGATTGACCACGAAGTTTTGATGAATATCATTAAAAAGAAGATCTCCGACAAATACACTGTAGAGCTTATGCGGTACTATATGTGCAGCACACAGCGACCGTTCGGGATGCCACTTGATGGCAACCATCTTACAATTACGGACGATGAAATGCTCTGGGATAAGGGAATCGCCATAGGAGGCGGACTGTCACACATGATTGGGAATATGTATCTTGATCAGCTGGACCAGTACGCAAAAAGAACCCTGGGGATAAAAAAATACATCCGATTTGCAGATGATATCATTATCACTGATACAGATAAGGGAAAGCTGAAGGAATATGGGAAACTGCTCACTCAGTTTCTCAATGAAAAACTGCTACTTGAATTTAATGATCGGTGTGCACTCCGGCCAAACAGGTGTGGGTGTGAGTTCGTGGGATGCGTAATCTATCCAGATCATGTTCTTTTAAGGAAAAGCACTACTCTGAGAATGAAAAAGAACCTTCGGAGAGTGGCGGAAAAATACAAAAAATATGAGGTATCCTTCGATTACTGCAAGCAGGTGGCAGCCAGCTACGCAGGAATGCTTGAGCATGTTGATGGAAACCGCTTTAAGGATAAACTGTGGGAAGATTTTGTACTCACACACAATATGGAGGAATAGCATGGGTAAGAATGATTTAGAGCTTCTTGAAATCTATATGGACATGGTTGAAAAGCAGGATGAAATCATATATCGAATGACAGCTTTACTGAAAAGCTATGTCAGAGAGATACATAACCTGCGGACTATAAATGGATTCTTTGAAGTGGATTCAAACCAGGAGATTGACGAGAAAATTTTGGAAGAATGTATGGATCAGTACGAAGAAATGAAAGAATGAGAGCCGGAAGGCTCTTTTTTCTTTGGAAAGGAGGCAGTGAATGGAGGAGCCAATCACAAGGGCAGAGTACGAGGAGTATCAGAAACGCATTGAGGATGAAGACCACCGCCAGAACAAGAGAATTGAACAGTTGGAAGAAAACACCAAGCAGATCAATGCTCTTACGGTATCAATCGAAAAGCTGGCACAGTCTGTTGAGAGCATGGTCAAAGAGCAGGAGGCACAAGGAAAACGTCTCGTGTATTTAGAAAGCAAAGACGGTGAGATGTGGAGAAAGGTCGTTGGTTATGTGATCACAACGATAATTGGCATTGCTGTAGGCTTTATGTTTACACAGATAGGTATGTAGGAGGTATGTATGCGAAAAAGGCGAGGCTTCCACCTGTGGAAGAACATTAAAAAAGCAATAGGAAAGGTAGGCACTCTGAATCTGGTATTGATTCTGATGTTTGCCTTTTTTATTTGGTTTAATTGGCAGATGCTGTGCATATTCCGGGAGTACGCAGCCATACCAGAAACGTATGCCTGTGCTGTTATTGCAGCGACAATCGGAGAAGCCGGCATTTGCGGATGGATCCGCACGACCAAGGACAGGAAAAGGGAGCATGACTGGGAACGTGCAGACAGAAAAGAAGATAACAATTCAAAAATGGAGGAAATGAATGATGAGTCTTGAAATATTTTTATTAGGTTTACTTATTGTATCCACACTGACTGGTCTTTTTACGGAGGCTATTAAAAAGTGGTTGGACGAGCGGGGAACAAAGTATTATTCCAATGCCCTTGCAGGATATGTAGCAATCGGTCTTTCAATTGCGGTTGGCATTGCCTATATTATTCTGGTCGGAGCTGTACTTAATGCACAGACAGCGGTATATCTGATTGCACTGATTCTGTTGTCCTGGTTATGTGCAATGGTGGGATATGACAAGGTAATGCAGGCAATCGCACAGTTTAAAAGGTAGGCGATCGTATGGCTTTAACTGGAAAAACAAATGACGAGAAGATTTGGAATTACTTAAAAAGCAATGGTTTCAATGAGTTCGGTACAGCCGGACTCATGGGGAATCTGTATGCAGAGTCCGGATTAAAACCGACCAATCTGCAGAACAGTTCCGAGAAGAAGCTGGGGCTTACCGATGATACATACACAGCTGCCGTTGATAACGGAGATTATCAGAATTTCGTTAAAGACGGCGCCGGGTATGGACTGGCTCAATGGACGTACTGGAGCAGAAAGCAAAATCTGCTTACATTCGTGCGAGCAAAAAAAACATCAATCGGAGATATGGAAACGCAGCTTGCATTTCTTGTTAAGGAACTGAAGCAGTCGTATTGCTCCGTATATCAGATTTTGAGAACCGCAGGAAGTGTCGCAGAGGCATCCAATGCGGTTCTTTTGCAGTTTGAAAGACCTGCTGACCAGAGCACAGCGGTTCAGAAGAAAAGAGCCTCGTATGGTCAGAATTATTACGAAAAATTTGTAGGAGGTACTAAGAGTATGAGTAGAAAGAGAAGTGAAATTGTGGCACAGGCACAGAGCTGGATTGGATGCAAGGAAGCTGATGGAAGCCATAAAAAGATTATCGACCTTTACAACAACCACAAGCCGCTGGCGAGAGGATATAAGGTTAAGTACACTGATGCATGGTGTGCCACTTTTGCAAGTGCGTGTGCCATTGCCAAGGGATATACAGACATTATCCCTATAGAGTGCGGCTGTGATAAGTTGATTGCCTTATTCCGGACGTTAGGATGCTGGGTGGAGAATGATGCCTACGTTCCGAGCCCTGGAGATTATATCTTTTATGACTGGCAGGATAGCGGTGTCGGAGATAATAAGGGTTCTAGTGATCATGTTGGTGTTGTTGAAAAGGTAGAAGGTGCCCTGATTACTGTAATTGAGGGTAATTATTCCAATGCGGTCAAGAGAAGAAGCCTTGCTGTGAACGGAAAATACATCCGGGGCTTTGGAGTTCCGAAGTATGATAAAGAAGCATCCGTCAAGCCGGCAACTCCGGCGGCACCTTCCACTCCTGCAACAAAGAAGAAATATGTGCTCAAAAACGGTTCTGCCAAGGTCGGATATGCAACGAGCAGGAATAATTCTCTTGCTGGAACCTATGTAACAACATCTGATCTGAATATGAGGACAGGAGCCGGTACTGGCAACACTGTAATCCTCACTCTCTTAGAGGGCGCAGAAGTGAAGTGTTACGGATACTACAGCACTAAGGATGGAGTAAAATGGTATCTGGTCGCCATTGATAAATACGCAGGATTTGTCAATAGTAAGTGGCTCAAGAAAAAATAGCATGAAATGGATGTGATATATTAGATGATAAGGTCGTCATTGCTCAATCTCACACGATAAAGAAATAACGAACTACGTGATAATCTAACAAATACCCCTTTTCTCTCCGGAAAAGGGGTAGATTATAACGGAAGGAGCAATGACGTATGATTAGAATTTTACTTTCTTCACGACTTGGTGACCGAAAGTGGACTCAGGCAGATCTTGCGAGAAAGACCGGTATACGACCAACTACAATTAACGAGTTGTACCATGAGATGGTAGATAGGGTAAATTTGGACCACCTGGACCTTATCTGCGAGGCATTGGACTGTTCTCTCGATGAGTTAATTGTAAGGGTGCCGAATAAAACTCCAAGAACCACCCACACCATTAACGGTTCACAAAAGTCAAAAATTGACGAGTAGGGAGCTGCAACTCCTCACTTGTCTAAAAAGGGGACGTTTTACAGAACGTCTCTTTTTTACACTCCTGCGAATTCAAAGCGAGTGACCGTTCTAAGTAGAGTATATCCAGATCGTTTGAAATATATCCCTCTCGGATGGATTCTACATACCGCTGATTCGGTCTGCCTGGCTTCCGTTTCAAATCCATGATATAGACCATTGCTTTCTTCTTTCCGGATGGAAGATCTACCATAACATTCTGCTTGAAATAAAATCTGGGATATCCCTCATAAATGTCAAGACTCTTCTCGTCGTTCTCCATTATACACCACACCACAACCGGAACCGCAGAGCCTTTTCTTCTCCTTATCGTTGCGTATGATCCGGTCATACTGCCTCTGTAAATAAGCTCCCAGTTATTTAATAGGCCGGTGCCATAAATATGTGCTGTAGGGCACCTAAGAGCCATCTGTGCAATATTGAGATTGCTTCCGTATGCTACATATAATTTTTCCATGCTGATACCTCCTCAATTCTGATTATTTTTATCCATGGATTAAGTTCTCCTTTTGCCATAGACCTGGCAATAGTCTTGTTTGGAGCTTTCACAAAATGCTCATTGGAAAGCCCACCAGAGATAACGATCCTGTATTTTTTCCAGAGTCCTATTGGGATATTTTTCTTATTTGCCATATCGTCTCCGTTCTCCCCGTCATGCCGATAGGTCAGCGTATTGTGTGCTACGCAGCTTCTCTTACTGCCATGCCTGCGGCTTTCTTCAAAGGGTTCATCATGTGAAGCCGGCAGGTCTTAAACTCGTCCCCATAGAGACCAAGTCTGTGAGTAAGGATGTTTCTCATGATTGTAACTTTCTGCTCTGCAGTGTAATTATCCATGGAACGGAACACCAGCTTGTCGTTGGAGGTGATAGCCCATGCAGATACAGCTAAACAGAACTGAATGTATGCCTTGATTTTTCCAGCATGAAGTGTGCTGTTGAAAAGTCTGAATTCGACTGTACCTTTTGTGAAAAAAGCATGGAGATTCACACCATGGTATCTTGTGGAATTGTAATGCTGATGGTCTATGCCACCACAGTAACCGTCGTTTGCACTGCTGTACCAGATTTCCTCTGCTTTTTCGTTCGTGAGGTTCTTGTCCTTTTTCATTGCATTAAGGAGTGTTTTATTAAGCTTGTGACACCAGCTGTTTTCACGATCACCGATTTCAAGAGCCTCATAGATCAGATCCTGCCTAGCTGTCATGAAACTTACCAGTCTTCTGAGAGATGCCGCTGTGTGATTGGCTCCGTCAACATGGATGTGAATACCACAGCTGCGATGGGATTTTGCTCCGTTCTCGCGGAGCTTTCTTATAACGACCTGCAGGAGCTCAATGTCTTCATAGTTGAGGGGTGGTGTAACCATTTCTACTCTGTATTCATCCATCGGAGCATTTGAATTGTCGTTTCTTACCGGTGTGATAGATGAATCTCTCATGACTTTCCATTTGCGGTCCTTCTGGTCCTTGATGATGCGTGTGTGATAGCAGGTACCGTCTGGCTCACCTGCGATTGCTCCGAACACTTCTGCAAGAACATCTGCAGCTTTCTTTCTGCTGATTCCTGTCATTTCAACTTCTACTCCAAATCTCTGTTCCTTTAACATATTGTTTTCCTCCATTTTGTAAAATTAAAATTCTAATCTGTTGCAATTTTGTTCTGCTCTGTTGTTGGTTGTATATTACCATATGTACACTGTACGTCAATAGTTTTGATACAAAAAGTTGAATAAAATTTCTAACAAGTTAGAATAAAATATTGACAGGAATAAGGCATTGAATTATAATGAGTAAAACAGGAAACACAGTTACTGTATTGATAAAAAGGAGCAGATATGATATCATATAGACCATTATGGAAGACACTTATCGACAAGGATATTAAGAAGACACAGCTCATGAATATGGTAGGATTCAGTGCCGGGACTTTGTCGAGGCTATCAAAGAATCAATATGTAGAGATGAAACACATTGACGGGATATGCCAGAAGCTGGGGTGCAGGATAGAAGATGTAATAGAAATCCAGCCTAATCCAGAAAATGCTGAATGATGTTATCGTGATGTTAATAATTCAAATAGATATAAATAATACAAATTTTAAGACCGAAAAGACAAGGAGAATAGTATTTAATATGAAAGAAAATACTAAAAATCAGCCTTACAAAATCGAGTTTGAATAGTTGAAGCTGAGCTGTAAAGCCTTTGTTTACAAGGGTTTTACAGCTTTTCCTTTATAGGATTGCATTTTCATTGCATTATTTTTCTTCAACTGTTCTGTGATAGATTGCTGTATGTTGATTGCTGGTATAATTAGCAATGCTTTCAGTAGCAGATTGTACTTGTAATATTCCAGTCAGCTTTTTAGCAACTTCAAGATTCGTATTTGGATACAGATGACCATAAGTGCCGAGTGTTGTCTGTATTTTTTCATGTCCTAAACGTTCCTTGATAAGTGGATTATTTAAATGGCTTGGAACAGGATATAAGAAAATTTGGACAGAATACAGCGGGATTGTCGAGTTGGGAATTGATGTGAACAAAGTATCAATTTCAAAACCAGATGCTGATGGGGTAGTGAAAATTACGATTCCGGATGCGGAAATGCTGGATGTTGACTTGGATGAAGAGTCTATGAGTGAACCATTAACAGATACCGGATTTATGACTGAAATCACAAAAGAAGAAGAAACAGCTGCATTAGCAGAAGCACAAGACAATATGGAGGAGACTGCTCAGGCGAATGGTGCTCTTTTGGTGCAAGCCAAGGAACGAGCAAAGAATCTTATAGAAGGATATGTAAAAAATGTTGGTGAACAAATTGGAGAAGAGTATACAGTAGAATGGGTGGAGATAGAGTAG